CAGGCATCACGCGGTAGGGAAATTCCGAAGGCTGAACCTAGAGTTACACGACGTGCAAAAGGTAAAAAGACAGTTGAAGCTGCTCGGCAAGAGGCGGCAGCAGTTGTCGCTGCAGAACCTTTTATGGTTAGAGCGCGAGGAGAAGGGGCTGCGGAGCCACTTGAGAATTTCTTTAAGAAACAGGCTTTTTCCAACGAAGGCGTTAAACAACTTACAGGGGCTTTTACTCAGGGCATTATTGATGCAGATAAGAAAAGGCCGAGGCGTCCACGCGGGGCAGCCATTGGAGGGTCGGAGCCAGAAGGTTAAAGAGTGATTCGTTATGGCAGTTAATGTACGAAAAACGTCCAGGTTGCTTTTTGCCAAGCTCATCACCATTGATGATGTGGAGCATTGGGAATTACCCGAGTATCCGAAGATTGAAAGCGCAGTTGACGATAAGCGGCATGTGGTTGATCAGAATGATCGGATAGACAGGCTCGCTCTGAAATATTACGGCAGTATGGATTTATGGTGGATTATCGCTCTGGCCAACGGCATGGAGTTATTGCCTGTTGCTCTGAACACCAATGATACTCTCAGGATTCCTTCGCAGCGCCGGGTATTTACTCAGATTTTACGGAGGCCCAGCAGGGGAAGAGAGGGTAGGTAGATTCCATGGTACTCGGGCGTACAGGTATCGGGGCGCTTGATCCTTCTGGCTTCCAGATGTCAGTGATTGTTACCACTCCAAACGGGGTGCGCGTGCCGTTATGGACGAAACAGACATCCACAGATATACCCAATCTGGGTGGTGGATTGGGTGACGCGCTTGGTATGGTTGATAATGCGCTTGGACTTGGTGCGGGGGGTGGTTCGGGTAGTTCGGACCTTTTGGGACTGGATTTGCCGATTGTGGAGAGTGTTACGATAGAACTTGCCTTGGGGATGGTTGCCAAGACCGCTATCAATCTCGCGACACCATTTGATTTGGGATTGAAGCTGTTGGAAAGCGCATTGTTTCGGGTGGGGAATATTTACGAGGTGCAACTTGGATATCCGAAGTTGGGACGATTTACTCCTTGGTTTTGGACGATTGCTCAAAAGCCTTCCATTAGAATCAGTGGTGATGAAGGATTGTCGGCAACCCTAAACGGTGCTGGCAGTATGGCATCTTTGCGTGGTGAGTCAGCAAAAGTTTACGAGGGCATGTCATATAAACAGATTATTGAGGATATTGCCAAAACCCATAAATGGACAACAGTATTCAAAGAGGCATCTGGATTGTTGGAATCTTTAACTTCCATTGGTTTTGGAGCTGAAGAGCATCCATTGGAGAAAAAGCGGACAAAAGTCAGTCAAGGTAATGCCAGTGATTGGTTTTTTGTTCAGAAAATGGCAAGAGATTCAGGGTGTGATGCGTTCTTGGCACCGTCACTAGAAGACGATGGTGGGAATGTTCTCTATGTAAAAAAGCGCAAGGAATCTCTCAAGCGGCCACCTCTTTATAAATTCTTGATGCGGGGAAACAGTGACTTCTTAGCCACTTTTCCAATGCTTGATTTCGAGATTGAATCAGTAGGGGTGTACTTGCCAGGCGGAGATATTAAGACTTCTAGCCGCGACTTAGATCCACTTAGTAAGAAAGTTTTAGAGACAGAAGTTACTTCTGATACTGCAATAGAAGCGACATTAGGTAACGGCAAACTTCCGGATTCGACTGAAAAACTGGTTGAAGGAGTATTGGTGCAGTTGGCTGCTACAGATGGTGCACAGCGCACAGGCCAATTTATGCCTGTTTCAGCACGTGATCCCAGAGAGGCCAAAGACGTGTGTCAGGCGAACAGAGACTTGTTGGCTTTTCGGGGAGGTGTAAACGCATCTATCTCTTCGTATGCGATTCCTGAGTTGTTTCCTGGGAGTGTGGTGGAATTGGCTGGTGTCGGGATTTTCAACAGCAATTATTGGATTTCAGAAATGACACATGAGGCCAATGACAACGAATGGACAATGAGAATGAAGTTGGTGAACAATGGTTCGGCCAGCGGGGGGCTTGATGAGGCGTTAGCCAAGTTTGCAAAAGAGACCAACGAAGAAGAAGTGGAAGAGGGAGTGGACGCGGCGTCAGGAGGGGGCTCTGTTGTAGAAGCTGTTGCGGAAAAGGTTGGATAGGAGCGCGTGGATTATGTCCCGATATACAGCCATAGGATTTCGGCGGTTTATGTACCGTCTGATGGAAGAGGGGTTGACGTGGCTTGGTTACTATTTCGGGTCTTACCGCGCTGAAGTGGTTGATAGGGCGGGATTTTCTGAACTGGGGGCTATTGTTGGTGGGGATCTGGACAAAATCGCGTTACTGAAAGTACGTATACCCGCTATTGGAGACACACCGGAGACACCGCCCCGTGCAGCTTATCCCAAAACACCATTGGCGGGCGCAGGATATGGCTTCAAGAGCTTGCCGCCCAAGGGTAGTTATATCTGGGTGGAATTCGAGCATGGCAAGCCTGACATGCCCATTTGGACCGGCGGATGGTGGGCCAAGGGCGAGATGCCGTCTGATCTGGAGTCGCTGGATGCGCATGGCTGGATTACACCAGCAGGCCACAAAATTTTATTGATAGACGATGTGGGCCAGGAAACTCTCCGTATTGAGCACAAATTAGGGGGATATCTTGAGTGGGATAACCAAGGTAACGTGGTGCTCAACAACTACGAGATTCCCGGTTCTCCGGAGGGAACCACAACGATATCTGCTGGGGAAGGGGCTACAGAGGCGGCTGTACTTGGTGACACGCTTGTGGAGCTTTTGGGAGAGATTCTGGATGCGATCAATCAGATGACCATGCTTTCCCCGGCTGGTACCACCAGTCCACCGGTCAACGCGGCGGCTTTTGCGGCAATTAAAGCACGATTACAGACGGCGTTATCAATGACGAACAAGGTCAAGTGATTCTATGCCGGTGGTTGTCCGACAGTTGGCATCTTCGCTGCTTCAGGTGATGCGGTCTCTTGAGGAAAATGCGGCTGTAAACGCCAAGAAGTGGGCCGACGCTTACACAGATTACGCCAAACCGGCGATAGCAGGGCCAGCTATTCCTCAGTGGATAGGTAACGAGTCTCAGAAGATGAGTCCCGTACTTCAGACGGCGATGAAGACTCCCGTGCCCAATCCTTCGGCTTTTGCTACCGCACTTGCTACCGGTGTGGAGGCTTTCTGGTTATTACCGCCGGTGATTTTTACTCCACCTGGTGGTGCGGGAGCTGTAACGGCTTTTCCGGGAAAACCAGCGTTGATTGCGGGACTTACAGCGGTTTTGTCAGCGCCCCAGCCAGAGCAGGCGGCGGCTGAGAGCATTGCGGCTCAGTTGGATATCGCCACCAAGACAGTGCTGGTGACCTATACGATTCCACCCAATCCCCCTGTAATCGCGCCCGTTACATGATGGCAGAGAATTAGGGGTCAAAAAGCCTGTTGGGTTAGGATGGGCTAGATGACGATTCTCAACATAGCGTTCCCGTTCAACAAGGGATCTACGAGCTTTCCTGCGTCCAATGAAGACGACGATGTGATCGAGGACAATATCCGGCGCATTGTCCAGACCCGGCGCGGGGAGCGGGTTATGCGCCCAAATCAGGGCAGCGACACCATGGATTTCGTGTTTGAGAATATTGGTCCCATGTTGCAGGCCAGTGTCAATTACGAGGTGCGGCGCGCTCTAGCAGCCGGAGAGCCCCGTATACAGGTATTGAGGGTATTGACGCTTCAGAAGGAGAACAAGGCTGTAAAGGGTTACACAGTGATAGTGGTAATAGTGTATCGAGTGCGAGGTGAAGTTAGACAGTTGGCGGTGCCCGTTTCGACCGCGAGGGCAGCGTAAGTAGGAGGAGTTTTTAAATGGTCGATCCAATTGCTATCGAATCTCCAGCTAGCGATATTAATCGTGCGCGTTATACGAGCAAAGATTTTTTTACGTTCATTGATGACATTATCGCTCGTATCCAAGCTCTATTCGTAACCGAGTTTAATGACTTTGTGACTTCGGGTACGGGTCAGATGCTCATTGATATCGTGAGTTGGGCCTGTGAAACCCTGAGTTTCTATATCGACAGACAAGCTACTGAGTCGTATTTGGAGACGGCGCGGACAAGAAAAGCTGTTTCCAGGCTCGCGCGCCAACGTGGATACAAGATGTCGGCATCTGTGTCTGCAACAGTAGACTTGGATGTAAATCTGGCGGAAGTGCAGGCGTTCGATGTTACGATATCGCTTGGGTTCAAGTTTCAGGGACCGAACGATTTGGTATTTGAATCAGTGGAGGAAGTGACTTTTCCGGCGGGAGAAGGTCCAGCGAGCCCGGCGCGCACAGTGGGGGTGAGAGAAGGTGAGACGCGTGTCGAGATATTTACATCAGATGGAAGTAAAAATCAGACGTTTCGTCTGAATCCTCAACAGGATCGCTTTATTGCAGGTAACGGATTTGTGTGTTTGGTGGGAGGGTTTCCGTGGACGGAATCGGAGGTCATCACATATGACTCCACCGATCAGTTCGAGGTGCGCTATAACGATGAACCGCCCACTTTGCGTTTTGGTAATGGAGTAGCAGGTAATATTCCCACATCAGGAGATGAAATTCGGGCGGAATATGTCGCTAATTCTGGTAAGGCTGGAAGCGTTCAAAGCGGTACCATTGTTGATGTAGTGACGCCTTTGGTGGTTGGCGGTGCGATCATAGCGCTGACCATCAATAATCCTCTTCCAACCAGTGCTGGTGCCGATCGAGAAGATTTGGATAAGGCCAAGGTGAATGCTCAGCAGTTCTATCCGGCCCGGGATGTCGCGGTGGTACGTTCGGACTATGAGGGGCTTTCTGCGGCTTACACGGACGCCTTGGCGGGCGCAGTGGCTGTTGCGCAGGCATTCACAGCTCATGGCGCGGAAGACGATATTCAGCTTCAAGTATATCTGAACAACATTCGCAATATTGTCGATCCCCTGGCTTCCGATGTGCAGGTTGCAACAGCTCAAATCGAGTCGGATCGGCTGGCTATTGATAGCGCCAGAGATAATGTGGATACAGCTGTTGACGATATGGTTGCAGAGTTGAGTGATATAAACACTTCTACTGCTACTTCTCGGGGTAAAGCACAGTCCATCAAAAATGACACTGTGAACGGTATTGCGCAGGTAGACGCTTATGGTCCAGCGGGATCGGCCAAATTAAATGCTGGAGAAGTGGCTTCGATTAACACCTATTTCAGCAATATTGATAGTGACGCTGACGATATTTTGACTGAATTGGGATTGACGGATACAGCCCGGGAAGCTGTTGAAGCATTACAATCTACAGCTGACACCGAGTTAGCGTTGATGCCACCGTTGTTATCGAGCATTGCGGCTCAGGTTGTGGTGATCAATACACGAGTATCCACCGGTTTTGAAACGGCGGTTGAGACGGAACTGGACAATATCTACGATCATGTGGATGGATTCTTATCGGCTGACTGTAAAGCTAATTTGGTTCAGGTACCGATTCTCACCAGGGACGTGGACGGTTTCCTTCAAGAGCCTTCTGTAGCTTTGATCAACTCGTTGAGGACATATCTGGAAGCGCGCAAAGAAGTAACCCAGGTGGTGGAAGTGGTGTCTGGCGGCGCGTATTTGGTGCCAGCAGTTATAACCATCACTATCGGTGTGTTAGAAGGATTTGTGAAGCAGACAGTTGTGTCGAACGCTCAAAAGGCAGTCGACGACCTTTTGCGGGTACGCGAATTTGGGGCGTCTCTCAGAGTAGCTAATCTCGATACAGTGGTTTCGCCCAATCCTCAAACGGGAGTGGGGGGCATCGACGGCGTCAAGTACTCGGTGGTCAATATTCTGGGGTCGTACGATGACAGTGATCCTCCCGTTGTTGTGACCGATTTCTTGGATGCCGACGGAAACCTAATCATTACCGAAAAGTATGTGATTACGAAGGGGCTTGTTACTATCACGGCGGAGGATGCGGCGGCATGAAGACCAAGCGCCATATATTGCTGTATTTCGTCTGTTTGCCTTGGGATTTGTTGATGTGGGGCATAATTGTTCTGATCCGTGGTCTATGGGGCGAGCGTCTGGAGTGGGAGAATCCTCGTGACAATTCCATTGCCAAACCCGGAACCCCTGGCGCCCCGTCTCTTACTTGTAATTTGAAGCAAGGGTCTTGGCCGGTGTCAGAGGGTAAGTGGCCCAAAGGATGGTATTTGCAGAAGTTCTCCGACGGTTCCACTTATCCGTGGGGTGGAACCACTCTTGGACACGCGATCTTTTACGGTCCCAACAAGCGCGCGGACCAAGGAAAGCCATGGAATCCGGTGCAAGTGCATGAGCATGTTCATGTGGAGCAGTATGAAGCTTCGATGTTGCGAGCTTTTGTTGTGGCGTGCTTGGTGGCGGCCGTGGGGCAGTCGACTGCCTGTTATTGGTTGGCAACGGCAATCTGGTTCAGCGGCTATGTGCTGATGGGTGCAGGGAATTGGACTACTGCGTGGCTTAGAGGCGAGGATCCTTATGAGGGCTCTCACCATGAGGAAGCGGCTTACGCCCTCGATGATGATTATGAAGAGGAACTGGAGAAGGAGATGAAGAAAGGTGGCTGATAATTCTCCACGTATGCTCTGGCCTTTTCCAGAGCAATTTGAGGAGCCGTTTTGGGACACGTTCGTAGATTTTATCCGGGCGCTTGATGCGTCAGGGTTTGCGGCTGTTTTTCTGTCGCCCTCTACGGGATATTACAACAGGGTTACGGCCGCCACGCTCGTACCCAATGACGGGCAGATTATTAAGTTCGATGTTACGCGGCATCCGGGTCAGAACGTGACGGCGGCCGCAGCGGTGGCCAACATCGCCGAAAACACTGATGACTCGTATATCTTGGGTATCCGCATCGGGACGAACTTCATCTTCCGCAATGGATTCTGGATCAAGAACGGGACCATTATCGACGCGGAGGATTTGTTTTCTGGTTCCGGCGGCGGCGGCAGCAACCTGGAGGTCCAGGACGAAGGGGTAACGCTGACTGCATCAGCGTCTCTGATGGATTTTGTTGGGGAAGGCGTGGAGGCAACCATGCCGGTTGCCAATGAAATTGAAATCAATATTCCCCGTAACTTCAGTTTTAAGACTGTTCCAGTGGGCGAACAAGTGACTATACCCACCAACCAACAGATGATTGTGTCGGGCGGTATCACCATTGATGGAAGCCTCGTTATCGATGGCGAGTTGGCTTTGATACCGTGAGAAGGAGTTAGTTTATGGCGGATACCAACAGAACATTCGAGCTTCTTGAGAGGATCTCGGCGGATATTTTGCCTGCCAGTGGCCCTGGTCGGCTCAGGATGTTTTTGGATCAGGCGACTGGAAAGCTCACGGGCAAGGATGTTGCGGGTATCGATCATGTAGTTAGTGGTCCTACTGGGGCTACTGGTTCTTCCGGTCCTACGGGCGCAACGGGAGCGACTGGCGCAACAGGGCCTGCGGGAGTTGCCGCGTGGATTCACAATGCTCCAGTAGTATTTCCTGCGCCCCCTTATCCTTCGGTACCTCAAGAGACGGTGAAAGCGGATCCCACAGGTGGTCCTGGAAATATTCTTCTTCCGCCTGCGCCCCCGATAGTGGGCCAGCAAGTGAAAGTTATAAACATCACTGTTTCCGTGAATCCTATCAGTGTTGATGCTCAGCCGGGTGAGTTTATAGATGGTGCGCCGAGTTACGTAATGAACACACCCAGGGAACGATTGGTTGTGGAAAGCGACGGCATCAACTGGATAGTAGTAGGGTAGAATTATGGCTTTGAACAAAGATTATATCCAAAAACAAGTAGCTTCTGCTGACCCAGAGGACCACAAGAGTAGTGTACGGTTTGCGATTGTCTCTCCTGATGTTCTTCCTGCATATACTCGGGTTGGTAATGTTATCACGGCGGACGCTCCAGGTGCATTGGTGGGTCCTTTTGATGATGTTGTTCCCGCAGAAGGAGACTCTCTTCTTTTGGTGAACGGTGCTGCGGGCGCAGACAACGGTATCTACGTTATTACCCAGATCGGTGATGGAGGTAGTCCTTTTATTCTGACGCGGCGTGAAGATGCCGACACGAACGATTTTGTTACTACCGGTATGCGTGTTCCGGTTGGTGCCGAAGGCACCGGCTATGGTAACGAGCAGTTCGTGTTGATGACGCCAGATCCGATCACGCTCAACACAACGGCATTGACATTCAGCGTGCCCCTGGTGCTTGAAGAGAATATTGTTTTCAGTCCCACTGGTCATGACCATGCTGGAGAAGGGCAGGGCGCACAGGTTGAATATGGATCTCTTCTGTATGTGCCGTGGGAATACAACGATGTAGACAAGTATCTGTATCCTCCACTTGATGCTGCTGACAAGGTCGGGATTGGTTCTCTTGACTGGGCTGCGAATGAGCCTGTTTCAGAGTTGGAGGTGTATGGAGATTTTCATTCCAAAGGTACAAAATGGGTTCCTGTAGCTGTTACTGAGGCGAGAACTTGGGAAGCTATTTGTTATGGAAAAGGGCGCTATGTTGCCGTTAGCCAAAATGGTTACACAGCAGTATCTTTTGACGGAGTTAATTGGAATGAAACTTTTGTGTTGCCCGGTGCTTTTAGCGGCGTGTGTTATGGAAAGGGAATATTTGTAGCGGTTTCAAGTAGTACGGGCGCTATTTACACTTCTGACGATGGGTATAATTGGGTGGCTCAGCCTGGCGCTCCTGCTCAGGCGTGGCAGGATGTCTGTTTTGGAAATGGTTTGTTTGTAGCTGTATCTAGCGGCAGTCATCCAACAGATATAGCGACTTCGCCTGATGGCGTGGTTTGGACTCCTCAAGCGGCTCCTGCTTCCCAGACGTGGTCATGTATTTGTTACGGGGGTGGAAAATACGTGGCGTTGTCGGACGATGGCGTTCTTTTAGGAATGTATTCAACAGACGGTGTTGTTTGGGCTTCCACGAACGCTCTTCCTCCTGGAGGTGTTTGGAAGGGTCTTTGCTACGGTCATGGTTATTATGTAGCAGTTGGATCGGCGGCTTCACCTCGAATAATGAGATCGGCCAATGGTCTTGATTGGGTTCCTGAACCTACTACGCCTCCCGCCTATGCTTTTGATGGTATTTGTTATGGTAATGGGTTGTTTGTTGTTGTGGGTACTTCTCCGAGTGCAATAATCTCGGCTGATGCTGGTTATAGTTGGGATGCTCGTCCGCTTCCAGCTTATGATACCTGGACTGCTGTTTGTTATGGTAATGGTCTATTTGCAGCGGTAAACAGTAATGGAGTTAATCGCGTTGCAATTTCTGGTAAGACTGAGATTACTGAACCACAGGTTACAGAAATAGGTCCTACTGGGCCTACTGGCCCGACAGGTCCCACTGGCGCGGACGGAGCAACCGGCGATGACGGTCCAACAGGGCCAACTGGTTTGATCGGACCCACGGGCGCAACAGGTCCAACGGGACCCGCTGGTGCTACGGGAGAAACAGGATACGACGGCCCGACAGGTCCTACGGGATCTACCGGCGCCACCGGTCCCACTGGTGCGACCGGGCCAACGGGAGCAACTGGAGCTGATGGAGCTACCGGTACGGATGGAGCCACAGGTGCCACTGGCCCTACCGGACCAACAGGCGCAGGAACAACCGGCCCCACTGGTCCGACGGGTAGTGATGGTGCCACCGGTCCCACCGGTCCTTCTGGTGCAGGAACAACTGGCGCCACGGGTCCTACTGGCGATGATGGTGTGACGGGTCCGACAGGTCCTACAGGGCCGACTGGCGCCGGGACAACTGGAGCGACTGGTCCTTCCGGACCCACCGGTCAAACTGGACCCACGGGTCCGACAGGCGCGGGAACAACGGGAGCTACCGGCCCGAGCGGCCCAACAGGGTTGACTGGACCAACTGGCGCAGGCGTCACTGGCGCTTCTGGCCCCACTGGTCCTACCGGTCCGACAGGACCTGTAGGCGTAACCGGCCCGACGGGTGCCGGAACTACGGGTGCAACGGGATCTACCGGCGCAACCGGTCCTACTGGAGCCACTGGTGCTGGTACTACCGGCGTGACCGGTCCCACCGGACCTCAAGGTGAGACAGGATATGATGGTCCAACCGGAGTAACCGGTCCTACTGGAGTGACTGGTCCCACAGGCGTAGGAACCACTGGTCCTACCGGGGTAACAGGGCCTTCTGGGGCGACTGGTCCGACAGGTGCAGGTGTAACAGGACCGACCGGCGACGATGGGCCTACAGGGCCTACTGGCGTTACTGGCCCCACCGGTCCTGCCGGAGCGGCCAGTGCTACCGGCGCAACCGGCCCGACCGGAGCTACTGGTCCGACCGGAGCAGGTGTGACGGGTGCTACCGGCGACGATGGTCCGACAGGTCCCACCGGACCGACTGGCGCAACTGGTGACGATGGTCCTACTGGACCTACGGGTCCAACTGGCCCAACCGGACCAATTGGTCTCACGGGAGACGACGGATCCACCGGACCTACTGGCGCGACTGGCCCGACAGGCGCTGGTAATGCGGATACGTTTATTGATCAAACCGTACAAACCACGAATGCGTCTGCAACGACAATCGCGACCTATAATACCTTGGCTGATGAGCGGGCAATATCGATGCGGGTGGTGGTCTTTGCTAGAGAGCCATCGACGGATGATTCGTTAAAGTATGTTGTAGAGGCATTGTTTAACCGCGATGGGTCGAGTGTAGTGACGAGTGTAGATGAGGCCAATCTTGTCTCCTATAAGGATCAGGCTGCGTGGGACGTAACTTTCAATATCAGTAGTCAGGCGATTCAGATTCAAGTTACAGGAGAGATTGGAAAAACGATTGAATGGCGATGCCAGGCGGAGGTAAGTGAGCATGGTTAGACGATTTTCGATATTATCAGCTTCACGGATAGCTTCTGGTGAGGTGCCTCGCGGCAGCGTTCAGGATGACTTGGCTCGCTCTTCTCCTTATCGTGCGTTTTCTACGCTCACCGCGCAAGGCTCCATTTTTACGTTTCCCTTGGTTAATACTACTGACGTTGCGCTTCAGCTTGCATCTGGGGGATCCGAGACGCTTCTTTTTGCTAATGCGGGGCTGGAGCACGTCCAGCGTGGGTTGATAAAGGTTAAACAAGCCTCGTCAGGGCCAGTAGGGGCTTTGAGTTATTCTGCGATTTCTGGGTCTGTAAAGTGGCCCGGAGGTTCTTCCCACAGTATTACCAATTCGGTAAATGCTATTGACATTATCGAATACTTTGTTGATGGTGCGGATGTCTATTTGACTCTCCTTGGTGCCAACTACTCATAACCCATAACTGGGGGAGGACATGGAAGGTAACGCTTGTTATAAGTATCGTACTGTTAAGCGGTTTGTTGATGCTTTTGGTGCACCCCCTATAAAAACCATTTTGGAAGTCGGGGCTAATGTAGGAAACGTGATGGTCGAGATGGCCGAGTGTTTTCCAGAAGCCTGTATTCGGTCATATGAGATTATCCCAGAGCATGTAGAGACTTCCACAAAGAAGGCACAGGCATATGGCGGACGGCTGGATGTTAGGTTTGGGGCGGTTACCGCTGAGCATTTATTCGAGGATGATCTTGGCAGAAAGCCGTACA